TCTGCGTCCAACCTAAAAGTTGTGCTGCCCTATGCTGTATGGACTAGAGTACGTGCTTCCACAAAATTCCAAAATCGGCTTAGGGGCAGTGGCATTTCGAGCGACTCGATCTTGAACGCTTCGACACAGGCTGCGGCTGATGTGTTCGGCGTGCAAGAGGTGCTGGTCGGTCGTGCCTCCTATGACTCGGCTCCTGAAGGTGTGGCGTTCGCCTCCGCTAATGCGTGGTCGAACAGCTTTATCTTCGTGGGTTCCGTGTCCGAGGGCAGCGCAGGCTACTTCGGCGGCGGCGCTGGCTTCACCTTAAACTGGTCTGAGTATGGCCCAGTATTCGGCGTCAGCACCTACCGTGAGGAGTCGATCAAGAGCAATATCGTTCGCGCTTCGCAATACGTCACCGAGAAGGTCGTTAACGCTAACGCTGGTCAGCTTATCACCACTCAATACGCTTAATTTATTAAATTAAATTGGTGAACAGAGCCTCACGCTTCACGGCGTGGGGCTTTCTGTTTTTGACGGTTCGCGTGATACCTCATGCGCCTTTCACTCTGCGTTATTTGTGGCAACGAATCGGAACACATCCTGCAAATGCTCAATTCGTTTGAGCCGATCTTCGATGAGCTATCGCTGGTGCGAGCCATCGGCGGTCAAGAGCCGGACGACACGGTGGATAAGGCGCGTGCGTGGTGCGTCGAGAACGGCAAGGAATTCTTGTTCAGCGAATACATTAACGTCATCACCGCACAGAAATGGCCGCACGTTGATTCGTTCTCGGACGCTCGCAATGCGGCGTTCGCTCAAGGCACAGGCGACTGGCTTCTGTGGGCAGACTGCGACGATCTGATCGAGGGGACTAGTATGTTCCGCGAATCGCTTAAAAACGCCAAGGATGACGTTCTAATGGCACGCTGTCCTTACGATGTAAGAGGCTCGAACAAGAAGCTGCTTCGCGAGCGCGTTATCCGGCGATCAACCTTTGAGGCCGGACGCCGCTGGCATCACGACGTTCACGAAAACCTTCTTTTGCTTGTCGACGATAAACACGAGGACTGGCAGCAGCCGGTTTGGATACACTCGCCCAACGTGATCAAGCGAGCGAACCGCAAGCGGAACTTGAAGATTCTTGGCAAGTCGGTCGCGGAATCGGCAACGCAATACTTTTACATTCACCAAGAACATTACTGCGACGGAAATCGTGCAGCGGCAGAGCAGTTCGGCAAGATCGCGATCTCGTTTCCAAATCTCGAAAGCTCGTTCCGTTACGAGGTGCTGCTGAATCTGGCGCGTATTTGCGGCATCAACCGCGAGGCGATGCAGTATGCTTTGCAAGCGCACGGCGTTTTCCCTTGGTGTCGCGAGGCGATTGCTACTATGATACTATTGCATTTTGAGAGGCAGGATGCCAAGCGAGCGTCTTACTGGGCTGAGACTATGCTCAAGCTCGATGTGCCAAGCGTCGCGGATCGACCGTGGACGCACGAGCGCAAGTGGTATGACTGGGCGGGTTGGGATTTGGCAGCGCGTGCGGCGAGGCTTTCCGGCTTCACGACGCTCGCTGAGATACGGCAAATGCATTGCCATAAAACTGAGGAACCGAGGATCACGCTTTTGCACGCGACTAAGGACAACACCTCAAACGCGGTGGCTTGCCGTGACGCTTGGCTAAATGCCGCGACCGATCCGGCGCACGTTGAGCATATCTTCGCGATCAACTCGGACGACGAAACCAGCACGGTGATGGTCAAGCAATTCCAGCACGTTAATGTGAAAGGAACGCTCGACGACGCACTCAATTCAGCCAGCAAGAAAGCGCGTGGGAATCTACTGATCGAGGTGCGGGATAACTTTGCGCCAGCGTTGCAATGGGATTCAAAACTTCACGATTTAATCTCAGGTCGTGACCTCAATTCAACGCCGTTAAGGATCAAGATCAAGGAAGTTGATCAGCGCATAATTTCTCGCGCACAGTATCGAGCGCAAGCCGAGGTGTTCACCGCATCCGAGCCGGACTGCGAGGTCTTGGAAGCGGTGGAAAGGATCACGCTCATTCGATGAAAGCGATTGTCATTTGCACGACGCACGGCAAGTGCTTGCCGGTCATGCTGGCCTCGATCTCGGAATATGTTCCGCGTGATGTAACGGTTTATCTTGCTGGCTCAGACTTAAAGTTGCCGAATCACCAGACGATTAACCTGCCGAATGACGCACGCAATTTTGGCGATGCTTACAACGCGGCGGCAGCGATTGCGTTTGCACGCTTCGATGAAATCGTGATTGCAAATGACGACATCGTTTTAACTCCAACTACATGGAGGACACTTGCTTGCGATGTTTCTTTCATCAAAGAAAAGTTTGGCGATCACGGCATTGTTGCGTGTCGATCTGATTACGCACGAGGCACGCAGAACATACGCTGCGGAATCGGTAAGATTAACTTTTTAAGATACGAATCGGAGGCGCAAATAATTGTCACGGATGTCATCGCGCCGATCTTCGCGCAGGTTACCCGCAGCGCGTGGGTGGATTTCCCACCGATCAACTGGTTCTCGGACGACGTGCAATGCTTAGACATGAAACGAAAACACTATATTTCTCGCGCTTACGTTCATCACGTCGGGTCGCAGACTTGCGGCGATGATGTCAAAAAATGCTTGGACGATGCCGAGCCGTGGATCAAAGCGAATCGCCCAGAATTGCACGCAAAGTGGTTTCTTACAAACGGAGCAATGGTATGAGCAGCGTCCGAGACTTTGATCCTACCCAGCTTGCCGCAGACTATCTCGGTATCCTCGATCAAGCTGGTATTACTTTCACTTACCAAGGCGGCACGGTGACCGGCATTTGGTCATCGGCTCGCAATGCGTTCGATGACTTCGAGGATCAGCGTCGTGCGGATTCTAAGTTCACGATTTTCTTAACGACTAACCAAATTGCAACGACTCCGGCGGTGTCGCAGACCTTGCTGCGTTCCGGCGTGACTTACTTTGTTGAGCGCGTGACGTTAGACGCCGAGGGGACTGGTTGTGAAATTGACGTGTGCAAAAATATATGATCACGGTCAATTTTGATACAGCAAAACTAAGTGGACTGCTTGCTGAATTAGCTGCGACAGCAAAAGTAGACCTCGGAAAAGTTATCAAATCCGAGGGCGGCAATCTTGCTAGGAATTTAATGCTTATCATTCCTCCTACGACTGGGAAGGGAACAGAGATAAATCCTCAAAAGAATCCACGAGGCGCTGGACTAACTAAATCAGCACAGGAGCAGGGTTTCAATGCGATCAAGGGAGATTTATTCGGTGGATCGAAAATGGCTAAAGGCAGTTCAACGATTGGACTGTTTCAAACTATCGGCGGTTCAAAATTATTGAGACCGCTTAGTGGAAAAAACCAAACAGTGAGAGTCAGCTTGGGGTGGGAATCTAGCAAAAACATTGTGATGATGAAAAGATTTTGGAGGCCAGAAGCAAGCAAGGGCGATATGGCTACCTTCAGAAAAAAATACAGAAACAAATACGGACGAACAGGACAGGTTTCACAAAGCACGATTGGTCGATGGAAGGTTCAAGATCAAATGTGGGTCAGTCAACAAAGCGCCGATGCGTATTTTAACATCTTAAAAAACCGAGTTGGTTGGAATAAATCAGGTTTTGCTGCTGCCGCTATCGCTTGCGGGATTCGCATTCCGGCGTGGATCAAAAAACACTCACGTTCATCTGGGCGGGTTTCGTATAACTTCGGGCCAAATCCATTCGTGATCGCTACGGCATCTAAGAATTCAATTCCCAATTTGCAGCGTTATGTTGACGGAGCTTTGCTCGCTAGAGAAAAAATTACCTTACAAAAAATAAACCGCATCTATGGAAACAAGGCGGTCAATTTAGGATTTGCGAAAGTTAGAGGCGATGGAACAATCGACTACAATAAATAATGAGCATCCGCACAAACATCCGCACCGCTACCGCTAACGCTTTGACTGGCGCAAGCGTAGTTGTCACCGCAAACATTCTTAAAGGTCGTAATAACACGATTGCCAGCGTCAGTTTTCCGTCGGCTGCGGTCTACGCCGTGCAAGAGCAAATCGAGGTGCGATCACTAGCGCCATCGAATCGCGTGCAATATCGCCAGCTTTCCTTGATGGTCGATTACTTCATCGCAGAAAGCGGAACCTACCTGATCGACGACCTATTCGATACCGGCAGCGCAGCGGTCGAGGCAGCGGTTTTAGCCGATCCTACCCTCGGTGGCGTCTGCTCCGACCTACATTTGACAACGGTCGATTATGTGATCGAGCCTGATGAAGATCGGCGCTGGGGCGTCGCTCGTCACACTTTTAACTGCATTTATTTAACCCAAGACTAATATGCCATCCAATGTCCATTTAGGTCGCGAAGGAATCGTAAAGATTTCTAGCACTACCATCGGCGAGCTTAAAAACTACTCGCTATCCCACTCCTCTGACACCGTCGAAGATTCCGTAATCGGCGACACCTACCGCACGCGAGTCGCGACCATGAAAATGTGGTCAGTCTCCGGCGATTTGTTTTGGGATGAAACCGACGCTGGTCAGCTTCTAATGACCATTGGAAGCAGCGTGACGCTTAACCTCTACCCAGAGGGCGCAACGACTGGTGACATTTATTACAGCGGCTCGGCAATCGTCACCAAGTTCGACGTGACCGCAAACTTCGATGGTCTGGTCGAGGCTTCGACCGCATTTGAGGGCAATGGCGTTCTAACAACGCTTACGGCTTAATCTGAGGAATAAACAATGGACGCAATCGACTTAGTTCGGGAACATTTCACGTCGCTCAGCACTAAGTGCATCGACGTTCCAGAATGGAAGCTCAAGATTTATTCTACCCCAGTAACGCTAGGCGAAAAGAATCGTCTTTATCGCAAGTCAAAGGACAGCGACATGGAGTTGCTAGTGGATATTTTAATTGCCAAGGCGCAAAACGCCGAGGGCGTTAAGCTATTCACCATTGAGCATCGGATCACGTTCCTCAACAAAGCCGACAGCAACGTGGTAGCTCGCGTCGCTAATGCTATCCTGTCCGAAGATGCACCCAAAACCGATGAGCTAAAAAACTAATCGGCGGCGAGCAAGGAGCCGACCTTCTCGCCGTTTACGCAATCGCGGAACGACTCGGCAAGTTCGCTTATGAAGTATTGGAAATGCCAGCCGAGGAGTTATCCGGCTGGCTTGCTTATATAAATCACCTAAATCGACTCAAAAAAAATGGCCGCTGAAGCAACATTCCATATTAGAGCAGTCGATGCCACGAGGTCTGGTTTTGCCAGCGTGCAAAGCAGTTTGAGCAGAATTCAAACAACCGCTAAGACAATTTCTAGAAATATCGGCACACTGTTTGGCGCAACCGTTGCGATTGCTGCTATCCAAAGATTAAATCAGGGACTAGAAGATGTAGAAAAAAACGCAGTTGCATACGGTCTTAGCGCAGTTGAAATTTCTCGTGTTACGCGAGCTACGAATATTGTAGATGAAGCAGCTAAAGGGTTGAAAAAAACTTTAGCATTAGCATCAATAGAAGGATTGGCTGTAACAGATGCTCTTGCGGGGATCGGTGACGAAGCAAGCATGGGACTCGCTGATAAAATAAAAGCCGAGCGCGATATACCAAAAATAAGAGCATTAAACGAAGCCATTGCAGATTTAGCTGACAGCACTAGATCGCTAGGTGATACAGATGTTGAGAAATTTCTAGAAATTGAAA